GCACCTTTACGTAAATCGATTAAGATTTCACGGTCAATTTCAGCTGCAACTTGCTCAGATAATAATGCTGTTAATTCAGCTTCAGCATCGATGTTGTGGAATGCACTAACGTCTTGTGCTAATTCAGGAGTCCAAGTAGCTCTTAATTTTCTTTCAGTAACAGATACAGTTACAGATTGAAGTTCGAAAGAAACTTCTCCCATTTCTGATTCAGCTTCAAGGTCAGAGTATTGTCTCCAAGAAATGAAACCAGCGATTTCAGAACAAGTAGTTCCAGTATAATCAGCTCCAATGTAACCATCAAATGTGTTAGTACCACAAGTTACACAAGTTGGGTGAGTTAAGTCAACTTCAATATAAAGTTTACCATCAGCTGTACAGATATCACCGTACTGAACAATACCTTTACCATATTTTTGTGTTACCACACGGAAAGGAATTGAATCACCGTTACTGTAAATTGTTTGACCAGCTGGGTCAAGAATGTTTGCAGTTGCAGAAACAGTTAAAGATGCTAAGAAAGATTCAGTATCCATTTCATTACCGTCTGGAGTGATTAAACGACCAGCACCGGTTGAATTAAATCCTGTAACTTCAATAATTTGGTGACGTAATGAACCATCAGTTGCTGCTGGAGTTTTTCCTGCACCAAATTCAAATCCATTAGTACAAGCTGTCCATACTACACAAGTAGAACCTGTAACAACTTTTAAAGTTATCATACCTTTTGATTGATCAAAAAGACCGTCATTGTAGAAAGCATCATAAAGATTCTTTAAACAAGCACTGTATGATGTTAAATCACAGTTACTAGCTGCATCAACACAAGTTGTAACGATAGGCTCACCATGTTTAGATGTACCACCATTTGTACCTGCCAAGAAAGCTGAATCATCAATTCTCTCAGAACGTTTAGGTACGAAGTAGAATAATTTACCGATAGGTAAGTTTAATGCTTGTACAGAAACGATGTCATTAGCTAATAATTTAGAGAACACACGTCTTACGATAGGAAATACAACTGTTTCGAAAGAACCAGAAGAACTTCCTTGTGTACCAACACCACCAGCAGTGGTAGTTTCATTGATAAGAACTGACGCTTGGTTTTCATATAACAAAGCGATGTTTTCTCTGATATGGCCTTCTAAGCCTTCTAAGAATCCTAAAGATTCCCATTTGTTTACAGTTGCCTCACGGATAGCTTTTTGGTGCTTTAATCCGATATTACCAACCTCACCTGATTTTAATAAATATCCCATTTTTATAGGTTTTTGTTTTTGTTATTTTTTATTATTATTTTTTATATGAGTACTCCCAAAGTTTTTTCATGTTTTGTAACTCAGGGTGTACAAATACGCTTGATTCACTAATTTGTGCCCCACTAGAAGCAGTCTTGTTAATTTTCTCTTCGATAGATTCCTTAATAGTAGCTTTACCGTTGGTGTATTCTTTAACAAGTTGTTTATAAATTGATTGAGATTCTTTTAAATCTTTAGCCGAATCTAATCTTTTTAAAATTTCTTGTTTTTCTTCTTTTGTAGTAGAGTTTTCAGTGAATAATCTTACAGCGTAAGTAAGATTGCTGTTAAAGACAGCCACCTCTTGAAGTTTCTTTCTGAATTGTTTAAGAGCCTCAACCATTTTTTCTTGAGTATCTTTTAATTCAGTATTTTCACTTTCAATAGATGTTAATTTTGTATTTAAATTTGTATTTTCTTTGATGAGTTTTGTAATCTGTGGAGTTTTTGATTCAGACATTCCGTAAGTAGACTTATAAGATTCAGCACCACCCATTCTGTTAATGGCATTAGTGTTTGTTCTATTTCCAGTAGCGTATCTACCTTTAGTAGTTACTCTTCTAGACATATAAGACATTTCATCTTCATCATCTTTACCGGCCATAGATTTTTCGATTGCCATTCCTCTTTTCTTTTCGTAAGGGGTAATGTCATGGTCTTTATTTAAATCAGCTTTACCTGGGTTCTTTAAACCACTTTTCTTATAATCCATGTAAGAAGACATTTCATCTTCATCAGATGCGTAATCCATATGGTCCATCATTTTATCTTCATCAGATGCGTAGTCCATCATGTAATCAGACATTTCGTCTTCATCAGATGCGTAATCCATCATGTAATCAGACATTTCGTCTTCATCATCCACAACGATTTCATAAATAATTTGACCAGATTCTTCAGTACCTTCACCCAATTCAATTTCAGAAGTCTCAACGTTAGAAACTCCTCCAGTTGAATTAAGTTCGATTCTGTACTCAGAACCAGATTTGTTATCTTTTAATGTAACCATTCCGTTATCGTTAACAACTTCTATTTCATCTTCTGGGCCCATTTTTTTAAAAACGGAGATTAATTTAGAATCATCACTAACGTTAGTAAGGTCTACTGTTTCCATTTCCTCACCAGACGGTTCATTTTCCATGTCCATATCCATATCTAAATCCATTTCAGAACCTTCTTCAGACTCATCGCCTAAATCTAAGTCCATACCCATGTCTTCAGTATCCATGTCCATGTCTAAATCCATGTCTTCAGATTCTTCACCTTCTTCGGTGTCCATATCTAAATCCATTTCTTCGAATTCTTCCCCTTCTTCTTCACCTTCTTCGGTGTCTAATTCAAGGTCTAAATCCATTTCTTCCTCTTCATCTTCCTCCTTCAATCTTTTTTTCGAACCAGTTAATGATTCCTTTACCATTTCTTCAATTTCTGAACTCATTGTCTGAGACAGTATTTCTTTTGCGTTAGATTTGAAAGCGGCGTCGATTTGCTCGGCTTCAAGAAGAGCTTCCTCAATAATTGATTTCTTTTCGTTTGCCATTTTCATTTTTATTTTTTAACGAATTATAATTTATCTTGCACACTTATGCAAGATTTTTAAATAAATATGTTTGCCTACAGTAAAGTGCAACAAGTCAAGAGAAAAAAGTAATTTTTTTATTAAAAAATTGGGATATTTATTTATGATGAGAAATAATATCAGAAAAATATTACGAGAATTTATTGAGGATCATTTAGAATCGAATGATTTTATGAGAAAAGTTGACTATGCTCAGGAAAAGGCAACAAAGAATTCCAAGTTTCCAAAAGAAACTAAAAAAGTTGACAACATGAAGGACCGTATTAAAAAAAAGGTAGAAAAAGCTTATAAAGAAATTACAGGTGAAGAACCTGTTAGTGACGATAACATTGTTGTTAAAGTGGATGATAAAATTAAAGCCGGAAAGATAGGTTCATTTAAACATCCTGAAAATAAAAAAGACCTTGGAATAATGAAGATTCATCCCAAGGCCCTTAATGATACTGAATACGTTGAAGATATTATTAAACACGAATTAATTCATGCCGCTCACGGATTGGAAGATACTGAAGCTAGAAACCATGGTGGGGTTTTCCAAAAGGTTGCTAACAAAGTAGGTTTACCAAAACAATATCGTCATTAAGCCTTTACAAGTACTTCAATAACGTCTTCAATAGGACTTTTTGTTGTACTTACAATTTCATAATCCATTACAGAATCTTTTAAATAAGTACGAGTACGAGCTTCAGCCTCAGTACAAGTCATTGCATCCACAAGATATTGTGTTCTAATTTTTTTCTGTTTACCATTACTTTCATTAATGGTTTCAAATTCTACCTTTACTAAAAAGTATTTTGCTACATTATTATCCATTTGTTTATTATTTTAATTGTTATACGGTAATTTTATATAAAAAAAAGGGATATGTAAACTACATATCCCCTTCCATTTTTAATTTTTTAGATCTTTTGCTGCTTGCTAAGCTGCTTTTGCAAAAGCGCAGCTGCGCAATTTAAATATCTCTACGGAAATTAATTACTTTTCTTTCTAATTCTCTTTTTGGCCAAGATTCTTTTACGGTTTTATCTACATATCTATCGGTTTTTTTTCCACAATTTGTACAATGAAGTACACCTTCTAAATCGTCAAGTTGTGATGTTTCACCGTATTTACCTTTTTTACAATTGGTACACTTCTTACCTTTCATATCAACCGTCTTCGATTGTTTATCTTCGGACATGATTTTTCTAACCAATCTTTCAATATCTTTTTCGTTTAATCTAACTACTTTACTCATTTTAAAAATTTATTTAAACTGTTTAATAATTTATCACTATTATGGTTAGTGATATCTTTGAAACTTACAGTTTCTTTTTTAGGGGCCTCTTCAATTAGGTTCCATTGACAAGAGTAACCGTTACAACCTTGGGTTGATTCTGTAAATGTTTTTAAATCACCAGCGTCAGTTGAAATCCAAGAACCTGGGGTTGACGGAGATGTTACAATATCCCAACAAATTAATTCAAAGTCATCTTGTACTACGTTTTTACCGTTTTCAACTTTAAGTGATCCAACACCACGAGATGAAATACCAACAGTCCAACCTTTTCTAATCATGTTAACAACTTTATCACCAACCGAAGAAATAACACCTAACTTGTGATATCCTGGAGTTGTATCCAATTCCATCTCACCCATAAGTGTTTTACCATCCCACCAAGTTTTAGTAATTCTGTGAGATACTCTGTCTGCATCAATGATGGAAGATTCAGGGTGGTTTAACTCACCAAGAGATGTACCCATTTTAATATATTCTTGGTATCTAGTATTTTCTCTTTCAAGAATTTCTTTTGGGTATAATCTTCCGTTTTTATTTTCAATACCCCATTTTTGAAGTACTGCGTAAACAATAACTACGTCTGGTAGACTACCGTCTTTTCCTATATTTGTACCTGATTTAAATTCACGAATTAAATCAGCATTTTTTGTACCTTTATACGATATATCAGGTGAAATATAACCCGCGTCATATTCGACTAAGATACCTTTACCTGTTTCGTTAGATTTTAAAATTTTCATTTTTATAAAAAGTTTTTCTATATAAATATGCAATAAATTCATATATTTACATTATATGAAGAACCTGATTCGAAAAATCTTAAAAGAAGAAGTGGTAAGAAAGAAAATACACATGGACCTACCTAATTCCGTATTGAAAATGAACCAAATTTTCAAGGAAAACGGTTATGAGTTATATGTTGTTGGTGGTGCTGTGCGGGATTTACTTTATGGTAATGAACCTAAAGATTTTGATTTAGCTACTAACGCTAAACCCGAAGAAATTAAGTCTATTCTAAACATGTACCGTACAATTGAATTGGGTGAACAATTTGGGATTGTTAACGTAGTCACGGAAGATGGTCAATATGAAATAGCTACTTTCCGTAAAGACATTGGTAAAGGTAGACGACCTGACTCTGTAGAGTTTACTACAATTGACCAAGATGTTAAGCGTCGTGATTTAACCATCAACGCTCTTTTCTATGATATAGATAAAGGTGAAGTGGTTGACTTGGTTGGTGGTATTGGTGACATTGAAAGAAACGTGGTTAGAACAGTTGGTTCAGCAGTAGAGCGTTTCGATGAGGATAAACTACGTGTACTTAGAGCACTTAGATTTGCCGCCCGTGTTGGTTCCGATGTGGATAAAGACATTGAAAGTGCTATAAGTAAAGATAAAACCACTATTAGTGGTAACGGACTTCCAATATCACAAGAACGTATTAGAGATGAATTTCTTAAAGGTATTAAACAAGCACAGTCTGTAGGGTATTTTACACAATTAATAACTAAGTACAATCTTTGGGACTGGATATTTGGTAGACTTGTAGTTACAACAGAACCTTTAATTGAGACTAAAGAGGCTAACGTACTTATAGCTGTTTTACTACAAAGTAACGAGCCTACATTGGTTGAAAAAACATTAGTTAACAAGCTTAAGTATACAGTTGATGAAGTAAAAGAAATCAGTTTCTTAATTAAGTTTTTACAATACGGGACAGATGTTTATAAATTACGTGAAAGATTTGAAGTTATCGGGATATCTGAAGAAACACTAAGAACATTTAGTAACTTAATGAAAATACCTAATAAAATTGTAGACACTTTTTTAGAATATAAAATAACAACTTCAGGTGATGACCTAATAAAAAAAGGTTTTAAAGGTCGTGAAATTGGCCAAGAAAAAGAAAGAATAGAAAAAGAAAAATTTTTAAAACTTATGAATGAATCTAAAAAAAAGGTAAGTTATTCAGGCGTAATTCTTAATGAAGAATCAAGAAAACTATTAAAAAAATATATTCCGCACCCAAAAGATTGGGAATTTATTGGGCATCACATGACCATCAATATGGGCCCACTTAAAGAAGAGTCTAAACCTCTTTTAGACCAACCCTTTGATTTATTAGTAACTCATATAGGACAAACAGACAAAGTTGTGGCTGTTAAGGTGGAATCCGAAATTAAAACACAAAATAAAATCCCACATATTACAATTGCTGTTAATAGAATGGAAGGTGGTAAACCCGTAATGTCAAACGATATTACAGAATGGTCTCCAATATATCCTTTTGAAGTTGAAGGAAAAGTAGAAGAAATTTCTATTTAATTTTTGCCTAAGTCAAAAAACTTTATATCTTTGTATTGTTAATCAATCACTAAAAAACAATACATATGGCATCAAATCTTTTCAACAAGGCGAAAGCAAAATCTACAGACACTAAGACTGCAAAATCAAAAGACAAATCACACGTTATACCAGCGTTTGAATCACCTGTTGAAATGGCAGAATTCCACGCTAAATTGGTGAAGTTAGCAACCCTTAAAGAACAAATTGACAAGCTTGAGGCTGAAATCAAAGACGCTGATGGTTATGTTCGTGAATTGGGTATGTCTGAATTTTCTAATTTAATTGAGCGTACAGGTAAACGTGAGTCTTCATTCATTATGGCTTCCGAACAAGGTGCATCAGTAATGGTGGTTGTTCAAGATAAGTACAAATCTATCAACGAAGAAAGAGCCAATTACCTTAAAGAAACTTACGGTGAAGATATCGTTGACGAGGCTACTGAGTTTAAGTTTAACAACGAAGTTCTTGAACGTAACCAAGAAGTTATCTCTGAGTTAATTGAAACTTGTGATAAAATATCTGATAAGGATAAAGAAACCCTTATTGTAGGTGTAACTAAGTACTCTGTTAAAAAAGGTTTGATTGACAGTATCTATAAGGTGGCAAAAGATAAAGGTGTAAACGTTACAACTTTGTTAGCCGAAGTGGAACCACAACTCCAACTTAAGTCCCCAAAGGCTTAAAATAAAAAACCCCGATTATTCGGGGTTTTTTTTATCCTTTTCTTTTAAAGAATTTAAAGTCCTCATCTTTTTCAAAAATATCGGTTATTATTTTTTCCGATATTTTATTTAAAGTAGGTAATAGTTTATCAGAGTTTACAGGTATTGGGTTTTTCTGAAACAGTGTCATTTCTACTGACATGTAACTTCTTTTTTCATAAGAAACACCTGAAGAGGCCATGTTAAAATCAACAATCACTTTTGGTAAAAATTGTTCAGTATCTAACACCTCAAATAATTTCTTTTTAACTCTTTTAGATTTTTGTTTAATTATTGAATCAAAATCTTCTTCTTCTTTATTTTTAGGTTTACCCCAAGCTGATATTTGAATGTATATTGATTCTGGATTTCTATTGTCCACAGCTCCTGAAATTACATTATATTCATAAGGTAAATTCAGTTTAATTTCTTTTCCTCTTTTCATAAAACAGTTATTGTTCCACTGTTATTCCAGCCTTATCAAATACTGTTTCAATCATTACGTTAGAAACTTTGTATGGGTCACAGTTAGCCGCTGGCCTTCTATCTTCGAAATAACCCCTTTCGTTGGTATATGTATGTACAGGTATTCTAATACTTGAACCTCTATCAGAATTACCAAAACTAAATTTTTCCATACTAGATGTTTCGTGTTTACCAGTTAAACGTTTTTCATTAAACTCACCGTAAACTTCAATATGTTCTTTATGTCTTTCAGACAATTTATCACATGATTCAAGAATTTTTTTAATTCCACCTTTTTCTCTCATTTCTTTGGTTGAAAAGTTTACGTGACAACCACTACCATTCCAATCACCGTTAACAGGTTTTGGGTGATAAGAAATTCCTAAACCTTTTTTCTCAGCAACTCTTTCAAGTATGTAACGTGAAATCCATAATTGGTCAGAACCGTTTAAAGCAGTCACAGGGCCTATTTGATATTCCCATTGACCTATCAATACCTCGGCATTAATTCCACCTATATCTAACCCTATTTCTGCACATTTTGTAAGATGTTCTTCTACAATGTCTCTACCAATAACGTTAAGTCCACCGACACCACAGTAGTAATCACCTTGTGGTCTTGGTTTACCTGAATCACCGGCTAAAAAACCTAAAGGAAATCCTCCACCATACCTAAAATGGTTATTCGGGTCTGGAGCGTGTGTTATAACGTATTCTTGTTCCCACCCAAACCAAGGAACTTCTGAATGATTTGCGTCATACTCTTTGAATTTAAGGTCGGCTAATAAATCCCTTAACTTACTTCTTGTGTTTGTTTTATGTGGTGTTTTACCGTCAGGGTTAAAAACCTCACAAAAAACTAATTTGTGAAGGTAAGATGAACTTTTACTTCTAAAAGGGTCACTAACAACACAGACAGGTTTTAAAACACAATCAGTACCATCAAAACCAAATTCCTCACCGGCTTGTTTTGTTGAACTGCCATCGAAACTCCAAAGTGGATAGGATTCAGGGTAACCTTGTTTAGAATTACCATCTCTTTCAAGTATATCTGTACTGTCAACAACTTTTGTTTTACTTCTTAGATTTTGGGGACTATTACCATCTAACCAAATGTATTCTAAAAAAACTTTACTCATAATTTTGTTATTATTTATTTTTTGTTATATGTTTTAATTATACTAAATTTAATCCATTTAGAAAACCGCTATAAACAAAAAACCCTCCAATTGGAGGGTTTATTAAAAAAATACTTTTAGTGAGACAATAATTCCGACTATTATTTGTATAAATAATAAAATTGCTATAGTCGCTGTCCAACGATTTTTTTGTTTATAAACCTCATCTTTAGCTTCTTTCATTTGAGAAGGTGACCACACATCATTTATTTTTTCTTGCCAAATTTTTAAATCATGTAAGGATTTTTCTGTGTTTTTAACATCATTTAATTTAGAGTTAATATTTTCAATATTCTCTCTTAAATTTTCATAGTTGTTGTTCATCCTATCAAGTTCTTTAAGGACCAACTTAGAATATTCAGCCCAAAGTGTTTTGAAATTTTCTTCTTGTTGTGACATTTTAAATTAAATGTTTACTACCTTCTAAAATTGTTATAATAGACGTGAATAAAGTTTCGTAAGATTTTATTTTACAATCTTTATTAGTTTCACAATTAATCTTACCCATTTCATTATGTATCAAACTATCAACACTTTCAATAAGTCTCTGATAATCTTTATCATCACCAAAATCAAATTCTTTAGATTCGATTTCTTTTACTATTTGACGTAACTTTACTAAATTTTCTGATTCTGTTTTAATCATTAGAAACGGGTTTTAAAATTTGTTATTAACTTAAATTTGTTTTAAGTTCGTAAACTTTTAAAATATCTTCTTTAAAAGAGTCCTTGTTATACTCTAAATTATAAACAACATCTTTAGCCTCTAATAATTTAGATTTAATTTCTAAATTATCACCAAATTGTTTTAAAGAGTTGTTGATAAGTGTGATAGATTCTTTAACCATGTCTTTTAATAAACTTTCTTTTTCTATATCATTTGTAGAAAGAATAGTTTTTAAAACTTTTTTTTCTTCTTCAGAAATATTAGAATACTTTTCGTTATATTTTTTAGTTACAATATCTAAAAATTTATTAGCATCAACAGGTTTTACATTACTTGTCGATTCGTTAATTTTTTTAGGTGAAAGTAACCATTTTTTAACGTACTCAAAAGAATTGTGGATTTTATTAATAGTTTCAGCCTTTTTTTCTAAAACAATTAAATCATTTAAAGATTCGTGTAACTGTTTTAATTCATAACCAAAAGAAGTAATTTTTATTTTATTACCTAACTTTTCATTTTCTTTAATGATATCTTTTTTACCAAACTCATTAAATAATGAAATATTTTCTTTTAAATATTCAGTGGCATTAACTTCTGAGTCAAAACAACCGTTCTCAATGTTTTTATAAACAATAAACTGTGTTCTTAGAATAGGACTTTCAGAAATACTTTTAATAAATTCTTTATATTTCTTTTTGTTACCTCCTTTTGATTCGTTTATGTATGAATCTATTAGGGATTTTGCGTATGTGTTTTTAATTATACCGAAATTCATTTTTAGCTTTTAATATATAAATATTATTAATCTTGTAATAAATTAAAGTCATCTAAATCTTTGTCACTATTTTCTTCTTCTTCACCTATTAAATTTTTAATTCCTTCGGTCATCATCATAATATCCTCATTTTTTCTTCTACCCTCCATTAATAACTTATCGATAATTGATTTGTCTTTATAACGAAAACTTTCACCAAATCCGGTTTCAGCCCCACCACCTTCTTCACCACCTTCTTCACCAACTTCAGCTCCACCACCAATTTCTTCACCACCACCTAGTTCAAGGCCACCACCACCAAATCCTCCTCCGCCACCAAATCCACCGCCAGCTTCAGCTCCACCTTCTTCAACCCCACCACCTTCAGCTCCAGCTGCAGGAGTAGGTCCACCAATTTCACCATAAAGTTTAGTAACCCTATCAAAGAAACCTGTTTTCTTAACAACTTCAGGTGTGTTTTCTAATTCTTTAGATGCAGCTCTCTCCATCATTTGTTGTTCAAGGTCGGTTTTAATTTCCTCATCGGTCCAATTAAAAATATTTTTCTTAGCCCAAGTATGTGATGAAGGAGCTATACCACCATCAACTTGAGTCACTAAATCTTTATAAAGAAGAACTTTTTCTTTCCATTGTTCAACTTTTAACATTTCACCCTGAGTAGATGGGTTAGTAAGATTTAAAGTAAAATTATTTAAATCATCAGTAAACCCTAAAATAAATAAATGAATAATAGCTAATTTATTCAATTCTTGAATCATAGATTGTTGAATTCTATTAATTGTTCTAGCGAAACGAATATCTAATAAAGCTAAATTTTTACCGTCACCAGGAGATTCATCAAAACCTAAAAATGCTTTAGGTACTCTAAGCGCTGTTAATAATTTCTTTTGAATATACTCAATGTCAGCAATTTGATCTAAATTACTAGCACCCGCCAAAGTATCTATTGGGTTTGGTGCGTTAGGGTCACGAACAGGAACGAAATAATCTTGATCTACAGCTAATGTGTTGTAACGTAAATCAACCTGTCCTGTTTTTTGGTCAACAATTTGTTGTCTTTTAAATTTATTAGCTACTTTTTGTACATAAGCATCAACATCTTTATCATCAATGTTACCGACATAAATTTTAAATACACGTCTTTCAGGTGCTCTAACAACACGATAAACTAACATCGCATCTTCAGATAATAACATTTGTTTCCAAATACGTCTAGCCTTTTCCAACACCGAAGTACCGTAAGGTAAACGTCTATCATCACCTAATAAACGAAAATGTGCAATCTCCCATGGGTTAAAATCCATGGCCTTTTCACGCCAATGAAATATAACTTGTTTTTTCTTTTGTTCTTGCATAGGTGTTGTGTTACCTTCTTTTTGTGTAGGAAACATACCCTCTTCTTTACGTTCTATTTCAATATTAGTTAATTGTGAAGAACCTATAATACCTCTTTTATTATCAATTTTTAAGAAAACAAAATTATCACCATACTTACATGTATTACGAGTCCACATTGGTAAATTAGTTTGAATATCAACTACGTTGTAAAATAAATCTTCTAAAACATTTTTAACTCTTTTAGAGTTTGATTGTATGGTAAGTACTTTACCTTGTTCACTTGGTGTACAAGATTCTTCTGCCATAATATCTAAAGCGGCAGAAATTTCAGGTGTAAATTCCATAGCCTCATAATCCATATATGAAGCAATTCTTGAGGTCTCATAGTAAACAGCTTTTTGATAAAGTTCATTATCTACTCTTTGCCATTGCGACTCAAGATAACTTTTTTGTTGTAATTCTAATTTTTGTTTATCGTAATCTTGTTTTGATTGCATGGTGATTAAATCACCGTCACCAAAACTATATTTTGGGGTAGTTCTTTCAGGTTTTTTATTTTGACCAAAAAGGTAAAATAATTTCTGATATACTGTTAAATCTTTATTGTCGGCCATTAATTAATTTTCAAACCTTGTTATATTATATTTAGAAATAAATATTCATACTAAAAGTAAACCATCTATCTTTAAATGTGAATGTATTAACTTCTTCTATTTATTATTTTTTTGTTTTTATCCATGTCCTTAAAACCTTTCATACCAGCAAAAACCCAATTATGTTCAGATAAAGCATGTTGTACTTGTTTTGCTGTCGCTTCTCTATTAACTACTGCGTTATATTCTGAAGTATTTAATGCGTCAACTGTTTCACTAGTGTTGGTTGAAACAACCCAAGAATCTAACATCGCTTTAGTTTGACCCTTACTTTTTTCAAAATCTTTAAAAGAAGTTTGAGATACAAAACAACACATCGCTATTGCCATTAATAAATCATCGTGGTAACCTTTCATATGGTCAGGACGACCGTTTTTAAATACAAATGTATCCATTTCAGCAATAGACCTAATAGAACGTACTTTAAAAGAATCTAATCTAACAGCCTCTTCTAATTTAGTAATAATAGTATTTCTATTTTTTTGAAAGTTTAGACCAGGTAATTTACCATCTCTCATATGTCTTTCTAAATTTTTATTGTTTGTAACAGAATCAATACCTAAAACAACGTCATAATACATTTTTTTAGAAGAATAACCCATCTCAATCATTTTTAAAACTGAAGACACACCATAACCACCCGTAATATCAACAACCACAAATGCCTCATATCGATTACCATATTCTACCGCGATTTCACCCAAAGTATCGGGTGCAATTTTACCGTGATATTCAGCAACTTGGTGACCTGTAGTAAAATCCATAACACAAATAGATGCGAAGTCATCAGCCGAACCAGAAGCGGCATCGACAGATAAAATATATTCGTGACCTAATTGTGGGTCTTCCCATATCCACATGTTACCGTCTAACCATTCAGTTCTAATAGGGTCTTTGACGTTATTTTTCTTTTGATACTCAACGTATTTTGAGTTTATAACATTATCACCCGAACCGTTAAATGCACATAATAACTCTTGTGCAATAGTTCTTGGGTTATTATTTAACTGACCACACATCATCTCAAACCAAGGGGCAGTTGGTTGCCAACCTTCAGACTCTAACTGTTCAAAATTTGCGTAGTCCATGTCAACCTTTTCTTCTATTACTTCACCCACTTCATCTTTTTTCTGCCAAACCATACCCTTATTATAACGTGGGTCTTGGAACCATCTCATTTCAACGATATTAAAAGGATTGTTTGTTTTATCTTTAGTTTTAGCTGACATGTAAGTTTTATAGTATAATGGGTCCATACCATTAGGTGTACTAATAAGAATGGCTCCACCACCCGTCGATAAAGCTGGTTGAGCTGCCGCGTAAACTTCTTCACCACCCTCAATATAAGCCGCCTCATCCATAACAAGTAACGTAGGTGTATAACCACGTAACGCATCTAAAGAAGTTGCCACTGCTTTAATTTCAGAACCATTTTTTAAACGATAATGTTTTGCAGAGTTTTTTTCAGCATCGTACCAAGAATCATCATTTCCTGATGTCCAAACATTCATCCATGTTGGTATTTGTGAAGTAAAATCTTTAATTTTTTTAAGAAACTCAATCGCTGTTTCTTGTTTATTGGCTAAAATAAGAACCCTTTGTGGATTGTTTGGGTCAGCTAATGCTGTCATAACAGCTATATAAGCTGCTGTTGTAGTAGAAACACCAGCCTGACGGGGTTTCATCACTATATTAAAACGGTTGTTTTTATACGCCGTTATTAATTCTTTTTGTTTGGGAAATAATTTAAATCTGACAAAACTTTTTTGTGTTTGATCAAAAGTCTCAAGATAGTTCTCAATGGCATAAATTGGGTCCTTCATGGACTTTCCAATCTCCATTAATTTTTGAGCCTTATTTTGTGGTACATTTGACATAATATAACGTTCTTTTGATATATAAATATCAAGAACATTATTTAAGTCCTAATCTTCGGATTTACTTAGGGTTTGATATAGTTCATTGGTAAAAGTTTCTAAAAACAATTCCTGATTTTCATACGGGGACCAAATTTCCATAACATATTCTAAATCTAAACTAACAGTACCGTCAAACCTACCTTTATTATTCTCCATTAACGATACAATTAAATCATAAACCGAATTGGGTAGTTCTTCTTCATAAAAAACAAAATCATCAGCAAAAGTGATAATATCATCCATTAAATAATCATACCTAAATTCATAAACAGTTTTCGGTTCTTTATATTTATTTTGAATTTTTTTAGTTCGCATAAAATCATCACCAAAAATACCTTCCATTTTCGATGTCAACTCATCTTTAAGTTCTTTCCTAAGTAAATCTTTATAAACAATACTGTAAGACGATTCAATTACTTCTTTAAGTTTTTTTAATTCAGGTGAGTTTTCAACTAATACTAATATATTATAACCAGACATCCCCTGAATTAATTCATCATATAATTTAAAATAAAATTTATCGTTGATGTCGTCTATTTTAATTCTATCACCTAAATCATCAAAATCTTCCAACCAGTCTAAATTTAAACCCACCTTTTTTTCTCTAAAATTATCCATTAGGTAATCTTTAATTACTTTAATTGTGATTTCATTGTCTAAAAAATAACTTATATCAGAAAAATTTTCATAAGTATCAGGGTTAAAACTACTTGATAGGACACTGTAATAATCAGCATTATCATCAAATAACCCTAAAACACGGTCCAAATCTTCAAAAATGATATAATCAACACCGTCTCTAGTTTCTAATTTACATCTGTTATCGCCTTTTAATTCATAATGAGCTCTTTCTAAAACAATATTTTTTAACCCAGTACCCTCTTCAACAGGAGCATCTTCATAAGCCTTTATCAACATCAAAGTATCTAGTTCATTAGCTCTACCTTTTTCTAAAAACGTTTTATATAATTGATAAAAATCTTTGTTGAAAAAACTTTTCCATAAAGATTTTATGGAAACAGATTTTAAAATATCGTAATCTTTGTGTAAATAATTTTCACTTATAAAAGCTTCAAAAGATTCTATGTTTGAAAAAACTTTACCTATTTCGGGACCTGCAGCATCCAAAACATCCTCAACATCAAACCTGCCTCTAAATTTAGATTTTAACCAAAATAAAAAAACTTCTTTTCTGTCATCTTTAAAAAACGGTAAAACTTCTTCTATCCTTAAATCTTTTATTAAGTCCTTGTCAACTAATTCTTTAAATAACTCTATTCCGTTGGGTTGTTTAGAAAGATACTCAATAACTTCTTTTTTAGGGAAACCGTAATTAACTAAAGTACTTTTTAAATAATCTTTATTTTGTAAGGTATATTTTAAAGCATTTTCAAAATCAAATTTTTTATTTAAAAGATGGTTCATACCCCTAACATCTAAAGCTTGGAATAAGTTTACTCCTATGTTTTTAGCGTAACCAAATATCAAATCAACATCATTGTTAAATAATTCTATTAAGGCTGGTGCTATTCTAGAACTCATCCAATCGTCCGGTCTACTACTTCCAAAAAACAAATTCATTATTGTAAAAATGTTTTTAGTTCCTTGTACTTCACCACCTGAAACAGATTCTAAAAATTTTGGGTCAGAACTTAAATGTAAAAACTCATCTAAAGAAATGGTTTTATTTTTTATTGCCTGAATTAAATCGTCTGCGTCATTACGTTTGATAAACATTTTGGTTAACGGGTTAATACCGATATTTTTATAACCTTCCCATATTTTTTGAATCGAATAAATTTCTAATATTTGTCTATACGGTAGATATTCGTATATATTAATACCCCTTTTATTTAAATAAGATATTAAAGTATTGTGACCCAATTTTTCAATTAATTGATTTGAATTTAAAGTTTTAAGTGGATCAATATCTTTGGATTCTAACCAAGCAATCAAATCTTGTCCAAAATAAAGGTTTTCAATACCTTTTAATTCATTTTTATAAAGATATTCTACAATAACGTCTCTGATAATTCCCCAATTATCACCTAATTTTTCTGCCGCAATATTTATATCGGTCGGATGGTCTGGAGCATCATAGGCTTGAACTTTACCATTTTCTTTTTCAATTAAAAAGGCAGTTTTATACCAAGGGTTTGTTTCAGGTTCTTTTTTATTTATAACATAAATTAAAGTACCTTTATTAGTATAATTTTTAAAATAATTATCACTTTCTTTATTTGTTGTACACCATTTAGTTCCAGCTCCGTAGTAACAAGATGCTCTATGTGATTTAGGAATCATGATTAATAAATCATCAGAGTTGTATAAAACATTTGCTTCTAATTTTTTAACCTCAGATTTAGATAACACGTTATCAACAGATTTAAAAATTACTGAAGCAATACCGTAATCTTTGTAAGTATTAATATCTTTAGGACTTTTATAAATATTTTGAAAAGTTTTGGCTACAGGTGAGTTATCAGTAAGTAACCATTCAAATTTATTTTCTTTAATAAATTCATCAAAAAATTCTTTGGTTAATTTGTTAATGTTTTTATGAAATAAATTTATATTTTTAATAACATTTGACGTACCAATACCGGGAAAACCTATAGACTTGGTATAAACCATCCAATCCAAATATTTGTTGGTACCAGAAGGGTCATTACTAGCAAACTCTTCTATAACTTCAGAAGGTACGTTAGGATATTTCTTTTTAACATCATCTATTCTATTTTCTAAAAGTAATTCTTCTAACAAAAATATATTTCTCATATCAAATAAATATCTGAATTTAAATTAGAAACTAAAGCATAAAAAAACCCATCTGAGCGAAAGATGGGTTTTAATTTGAGGGCTTTCACCTTCATAACTTAACGGTCCTAACGCTAAGATTTTTAATACTTTTCATCTAAAATAGTTTGATAAAAAGCCACCATTTTATAATCTTCATTATCTAAAGCCTCATCTCTAGCATTTTCAAGTTCACGTTTAGACCAAGTTCTTGGGTCGTCAACTTCTTCTTCACCACCTTTTTTACCTAAAAGTTTTGCTAATTCATCATCTTCATCATCTGGACCTTCAGGTGCTACTGGGCCTTCATCATCAGGACTTGGGCCTTCTGGTTCACGGAATTGTTTCATAGCCTGTTCAACATCATCTTCATTATTTTCTCTAATAACATCATAAACAATCTCTCTAACTTTTTCTTTTGCTTGTTCAGAATCATTTAACAATCCGTTAACAATGTTATTAAATTCAGAAGGAGATAATTCAGACATTCTAGTAAAAATTTGAGCCTTATAAGGTAAAGCGTCAACATCCATAGTTTCTAAAAGTTTTTCCCAAATTTTAACACCTAAACGAATATCCATTGGTTCAGATTCAAGATTATCGGTTTTGTCTAAAACATAATCTCTTGTTTCTTTATCAACATCAAGGCCATGTAAAGAAATTAATTCTAACACACCTTTTGTTAATTCATGAAGTAAGAAAGGGAATGTCATACCTTGAGCAATAATTTTTGGTTTTGGTCCGGCAAGACTAACTTTTACTTGTCCAGCATGTACACCACTTTCACTTTCTTGTGCAATTGTATCATCACTTAATGCCCAATACATAAAATCATTACCAGCCATAAGTTTACTATAATCTTGAGCTAAACTTGGGTCTATTCTACGTAAATCATCTGATGCCATATGGAAAAGATTTTGCCCTTTACGTGCTGCACCATGCATCATCGCATTCATTAATCTACGTTTTGTAACATTAGGTTTTAATTCTTCAGCGGTTTTACCTTGTGGTGGTCTCTTATCACCTTTTCTCATTTTTAAACCTGTTTTACGGATTTCTTCTCCACCTAACTGTGGGTGACCAGTAATTTTTGCCTCAAAATCAACCGCGTCTTGGGGTACACCGTATTCTTCACTAACTAATTTAATAGCTAATTGTTCTAATTCTCTTTTGTGACGTGCTTCTTTTTGTAACGCACCCATTAAACCACGGGACATTAATTCTTGAGCCCCCTCAAGGTTAGCTCTACCACCTCTTGATTCAATATTTTCTTTGGCAGCTCTAACAATTTCGTCAGACATTCTTTTAACAGTTTCAGGATCTATATGTTCCGAATAATCGTGTTCACCACGTTCAATTTTACGTCTTAAATCGTCATTCATATCTTCAGATAGTAACAATCTGTTAGTAACAGATTCTACTAATTCTCTTTTTGTCATTCTAGCGGGTTCACTGGATTCAACCATTTTAAGAATATCTTTTTTTGTTAATTTTGCCATTATATTTTCTGTTTGAGTATTTTTATTTTTTAATAAATCAGATTTTTCTTGGTTTACCAAACTAATCTCATTTTTAATTTTTTTAAGTTCTTCTTGATAATACCTTGAATCAGCTATTGACTTTGCTGCTTGTGCCATTTTCATTTTTTTATCCTGTGTTTGAGCCTCAGGATTAACACCTACCGCTTTATTAGCTTGAGAATTTGCTGCCGTCGCTTCTGTTTTACTGTTAGATATTCTTTTATTAAGTTCTATCAATTTTTCGTTTAAGTTTTTAAGTTTTTCATCTACGGCAGCAACTTTACTATCAAAATTTTCGTCAGCCTCTTTTATGTATTTTTTAGACATTAATTTTTAACTTTACTTTCATCATAATTTAAAACCAAATCAAGAGAATATAACTTTTCTTCTACTGATTCTTTGGTTTCACCAAATCTAAAAACCAACCTTTCTTCAGGGTAGTCTTGGTCGTCTTGTAGTTTTTCCCAACCTAATGCAATAATACCTTCTACTGCATTATAAATTTGAAATACACCCGAATTTTGAATTAATTCTAAATCTAATTCAGGAGTTTTTAAACCACCAACAAGTTTAATAAAACTTGGGTCTGGAGTCAAATCATTTTTATCGGTAACAACAGAAGATTCATACCAAGTTTCATCCCAATCGTAATTAGTTCGATCTGAAAAGAGGAACTCAAAAATGTGCTCCCCTCTAAAGTTCGTTCCGATTTTATTTATGTATATTAAATACAATTCTTTCATTATCTTCTATATCTTGCCTTAGGATTTGGTTCTTCACCAGGTGTAATATGAGGCGGAGGTGTAAACGGTCTCTTAGATGGAGATGGTTTATCTGTTCCCGGTTTTGCCGGTTTAACAGGTGTTTCAGGTCTTGTTTGTGGTCTTGCTGGAGCTGGTTGAGGCATCATTTTTATTCCTTTTTCATCTAAAACTTCGTCAAAATCTGAATGAGAGTCAACTGGTTCACCTTTAAAAACTTTACCTTTCATACCACCCATTTCAATATCACCTGCCGTGTTAATTCTAATCTTAGCCACAACCTTACCCTTTTTCATTAAATCCAAATAAATGGTTTGTTCTTCAGGGTCTTTAGCCATATCTTTGTGACAAAATTCAACATCCATACCGTGTTGTCTAGCCATATCTTCAACATCTTCGTAAGCCATATCCTGTTCATAAGAAGCCATTTTATTGTTTAAATGGTCTTCTTTAATAGTTTTTTTGTTACGTTTACTATTTTCACCCATACCAAATGGAAAAGTAAATTTTTCTTTGTATTGGTATCTAGTACCCATACCTTTTGGTAAAGTATTTGTTTGATTACCGTACATAGGGTTAGCATCGTCCGTATAAGGCTCATCAACCTCACCATTAATTTCCATTCTAGGAACCATACCAGTACCTGCACAAGTAATACAAAAGTTTGTTTGACGATTAAAACCTATACGACCATATTCATGTCCTCTACCTTCACAGGCTGAACACATTTCTATAGTATCATCTTCCATATAATCCATACCTTCAGTTGGTCCGTAACTTTCCATACCATATTCATCATACCCTGCTTTAGGATTTGGTTCTTCACCAGGTGTAATATGAGGCGGAGGTGTAAAAGGACGTTTTGAAGGACTTGGTTTATCGGTACCTGGTTTAGCAGGTTTTGTAGGTGTATCAGGTCTTGTCTGAGGTCTTGCTGGAGCTGGTTGAGGCATCATATATGGGTCATCCATATAATCTTCACCCATTTCTCTAACATAATCGTGTAATTTACCTAATTCATTGAATTGAAAAGTTTTACCAAATTTTTGACCTTCTAAATGAACTGTATAACCATTAGACTTTACGTCAACGTAACCAAATCTACCTACAACTTTATTGTCATCTATACTAATATCTGAACCACCTAATTTATTTTTAATTTTTCTTAAATGAGAATCAAGTTCTTCTTCATCCATTTTTTTACCTTGGACTGAACGTTTAACGTTTTTAGCGAATCTTGACATGTAGTCTTTTTTATCAGACATCCAGTCTTCTTCCATACCTGGATAACCTTCCATTTCAGTTTCACCATAGTAAGGTTGATTACGGTCACTACCATAAGAACAATTATCATCAGATAATATTTCTTCACCACTTTCAATTTTATCTTCACCAGGTCCGTACATATCATCTTCTTCTTTTGAATCCATCATATAATCTTCCATGTCTTCAACACCAGTTCCCATACACCACTCACATTCTTCACCTGTCATATCATCAAGACCTAAACCATTACAGTGTGAACAAGTGTTTGTTTCTTCCATATCCATTAAATCATCATCACCGTTATTAACAATTTGAGCCTTTTCTTGGTCAGACAATTTATTCCAATCGACCATATCGTCATTAGACATATAAGTCATGATTGGTGTTGACATAACTTGTTTGTCGTTCATGAAATCAAATTCTTCGTCAGAACTTTCTTCTTTTTTCTTTTTAACAGTACGAATAATATCTTTTTTATCTTCAGAATCCATTTGGTCAAGGTCTAATGCTGAAAGAACACTTTTAGCAACCCATTTCATTGTATCCGATGATAAATCTTCAGTATCTCTAAGTTTTTGACCTAATTTACCAGTCATTTTTTGAATGTATTTAATAGAATCTTCACCCTCGTCTTCTAAATCTAAATCTTCGTCGGTTTCTTCTTCAGTATCCTCAGTACTTTCTTCTTCTTCACCACCAAATTCAAAATCTTCTCCACCTTCTGTTTCTTCTTCACCACCAAACTCATCACTTTCTTCTGTTTCTTCTTCACCACCAAAATTAAAATCTTCACCACCTTCTTCACTGCCAAAATCACCACCTTCTTCTTCACTTTCAGTTTCCTCACCACCAAAACTAAAATCACCCCCACCTTCAGGTGTTTCTTCAGCTTTAGGCTCAACAGATTTTTTCTTTTTTGTTTTAATAACAAACTTTTTTTCTTGAATAATGTCTGGAGTTAATACATCAGTATCTTCTAACATTAAATTAAGTTTTCTAACAGCTTGTTCGTAAGATTCAAACTGATTTTTAATTTTATTAGCAACACCGCCGATAAAATCAAAATTAGAACCATCATTAGATTCTTTTATATAGTATTTTTTTGTTTCTCTAACAACACCATAATATTTGCCGTTTGGAGATTTTTTGATTAATTCAAGAGATGAATGAATTTTATTTTCAGTAATAGGTTTTTTATTACCCATTAAACTTATCATTCTTTGTAAATCTTTATTTGTTATATTTTTCATATTTTTATATAATTAAAATGAGTTACTGGCATATTTCCATTATTTCTTAATAAATATGCACTAAATGCGGTAATTATACCATTATAGTTAAGATAAATAGGATTATAGAACTTTACCAGATTTGATGTCGTTGATATCGATACCAACTGGACCACCAAAACCTTCGTTTTTACCACAACATATATCAGGACAAGGTCCGTATGTTGTTAAAATGTCATATAATAATTGATCTTGAATTGACATTGTATCTACACATTGTCCATTGTAACAAGGTCCGTTTAAAGTCACGCTATATCTGGCTGCCCCTCCATTAGCATCAGGAGGTACGTTTAATGCACAAACTGTTAAAGATTCACTTGCCGGAATATCATACGGTTCTGACATAGTTAAATCACATGTTAAATAAGTAAAACCGATAAATGGTCTTGACCCTAAATTAGTAATAGTATAACAATTACAACAGTAATTAGGACATCTATTATTATCACAAAGTAACCCACTATCAAAAAAAGTACCATCAGAACTAATCACGGATTGTGCACAAATTTTATTAAATCCTGGACTTAAAGATAAAGTTACAGATTCGTAATTACAGTTAATGTAATCAACAAACGTAGAATTGAATGAATAAAGACAATAACAAGGTGCCGGACAGTTATAAAGACCTTCAGTTTCGTTAAAAATACAATCACCTGTATTTGTAACAGTACCCAGTTCATTACCGACAGGATTTCCCGTACTATCATATTCAGTTAAAACAACTTTTGCACAAAAACTAACGGGACCAGGTTCTGATATTAAACTAACAATTCCTTCGGGATCAATATAATATGTTTGAACATCTGAACTTCCACCAGCATCTATATTGTAACAATTAACATTTTGAGGGCATTCACCCCCTGTACATAAACCATTACTCCTACCTATTAAACTACCCACTTCACTAGCTGAAATATAACTTTTCGCACAAAAACCTTTACCTTCTGTTAAAGTTAAAACATTGGGAATATTGTCACAATCTACTATTGAAACATCTATAGTTTCAAGACCATTTGTTGATATAACATAATAACAAGTACAATCACCAGTTATTGGTGTGGATGGACATTCACCATCAATACAAGGACCTTCATTTATTATATCTATATTTTCAGTATCACTATAACTTAAACCAATGCTACAAACTTTTTGTGTTTCCCCATCTTCTAATGATATAGTTTGTAAATTACCGTTACAATCGATATATTTAGGTTGTGTTCTAAAACCATTATTATTTGTCAAACTATAACAATTACAAACACAACTACCACTAGAACAAGTATTACCTGTGTATAATTTGCTGTTGGTTGATAATTCAGTTATGTCTTGTTGAGTAATAATTGAAGGACTACAAAAAGAAGTATTTATACCGAAAAAGGAATTGTAAATAGTATGAATTGTTGTTCCAGTCGCACCACAATCTACATAACCAAGTGAAAATTCAGGTCCATCGTTGAAAATACTATAACAATAACAAGGGCACGAACCATCTGTACAATCTGATTGATATGTTGCAGACCAAGCATTTGGTTCTGGTCTATCATTCGGAATTCCAGGAATTATGGACACAAAATTTTGAACACAAGTAATAGTTTCAAATTTTGTACTTATATTTGGTTGTATTGTGTTGGTGTTGTTATCACAGTCAGTATAAAGTAAATAAACATCATCATTATACGCTTGTGTGTCATTAGAAAATGTTGTACACTTACAAGGGCATTTAAAAGGATAATCAGCACCTGGATCATCAACACATTGATTACCGTAGTTAACCGCTAAATTGTTGGTAGACTGTGCAACAGTAATATCTGTATCTAACCCACAAAAAGTGATTGTTTCTTTAGGATTAAGTGTGACTAAATTTGGGCTACCGTTACAATCAGTATAAGTAAAATTTTCGGTCAGTTCGCTGGTTGTATTACTAACAATTATACATCGACAAAAAGTACAACCAGTTTCACAATCACCATTATTAGTAACAGACCAACCTCTGGTGTTTACAGAAACATATAAAGCACAAAAATCAAAAAATTCACCTGGTTGAGCATTTAAGATTTGTTTATCAGGAGCAAACGCAGGTCCCTTATCAACATAATAATTGTTGTTACAATCTACATAAGTTAAATTAGTTAAATTACTTTCATTTGTTAATAAATTAGTTGTAAAACATGTACAATTACTTTGACAAGCCCCTGAAGTTACAGAAGGTGTGGCTCCTGTAAATTCTACAATTTCGTTAGCACAAAATTTAATTTCACCACCACCGAATGGTAAATATAATTTTGATTGTGTATTACCAGAACAATCTAAAATGTTGTATTGATTAGTACTGGAGGGTGGTAGTATAACTGAATAGAGATTACAGGCCATATTTTAAATTAAGGTAAGTAAGATTCACCGTTAGGTTTTAAAGCTCGACCTGTTTTAATATCAACAAGGCCAATGCCAGCAGGACCACCAACAGGGGTTGTTCCGTCACAGATATCAGGACAAGGTCCCAATGTGTTTAATAAACCGTATAATAATTGGTCAGTTGTACCAGTTAAACAAACACCATTATAACAAGGTGCGTTATCTGTATAAGAATCACAAGTAGAACTTGTAACCGACCTAATACAAATATAATTTGTTGATTCAGCAAGAAAACTAGTTGTACCTGAAACACCATTACAATCTATATAATCAAAGTCACAGGCTCCTGAGCCACCTTGAACTATTTTATAACAACGACATGCCATTTTTTAATATTTTTTTATATAAATATCTGTTATTTTCTAACGTAACAGATTTATCGTAAGCCACAGTTTTGATATCAGAAAGTCTTTCCAACATACCATTACGTCTTAATACTTTAAAGACCATGTTTTCTACTGAAAATTCACCTGCCTCATCTAAACCAGCTTGACGCATTTTTTTAATTTTATCTTTTATTTTATCTGATTTAATTACAACATCGTCGTAATTTTTTGATTTTTTCATTTCATCGTATAAATCATCAATTGAATCCATTATACGATTAGCTTTTAGCCTTACGTTTTTATCATCAACAGTGATAACTTTTTTTTCAGGTTGTACTATCCATTCATTTTTTAAAATGGAATAAACACCAGTTGAAACATGTTCTTCTGATATATCCTGAACGTAAAGTTCAACATCATAACCATAAATTTTTATATCATGATTTTGATTCCATGCCGTACTTTTAGATTTTAAAAAATCTTGAACTAAGGTCTCATCGACAGGGATTTCCTTATAATCAATAAGAATGTGTAAATCAACATCAGAGTATTGTGACCAATTATAATTCGCTAAACTACCTGTAAAAGTAACGTCATCAATGTCAAGATTTTCAATTTCTAAACTTTCAATATAATCGTCAGCAATTTTAAGTAAGTTTTTTCTAATTTCAGGACGTAATTTTTGATTTTTATCCCAAATTTTAGGATTTAAATCATCTTGCATTTTAAAACCTGTTAAATCTACATACCTATCACTTTTAGTAACTTTACTAATTTCTTTTATTTGTGTAGCCTTTTTCATCTACATTATAAATATTCGAGATATTTATTAAAAAGAATGAAAAAGAAGATTATTTTATGACTTACTACGAAAGAAATAAAAAAGATATTTTAGAAAAAAGAAAACAACATTATCTTAGTAAAAAAAATGACCCTGAATATAAAGAAAAAAGAAAAAATTACCAAAAAACTTATAAAAAAATAAATAAAGATAAGTTGACTGAATATAATAAGTTATGGAAGGACAATAATTCAAATTACTGGGAAAAGTATTATTCAAGTAATAAAGAAAAAATAGTAAAAAATAGTGTAGAGTATCAAAAACTAAAAAGAAAAAATAATCCCTTGTTTAAATTATCCATTAAAATAAAAAATCAGGTTAAACAAAGTCTTAAAAGAAAAAAATACACTTCACAAGTAAAAGCAAATCAAATTTTAGGTTGTTCATTTGAAGATTTTAAAAGACATTTAGAATCTAAATTTGAAGATTGGATGTCTTGGGATAATTACGGTTTATATAACGGTGAGTTAAATTACGGTTGGGATATAGATTATATCACACCCTTATCTTCGGTAAAGACTAAAGATGAGTTATTACAATTATTTCATTACACAAATTTACAGCCACTTTGTAGTAAGGTTAATCGTAATATCAAAAGAAACAGATTATTGTAATAAAATGAAGAGAAAAATCATACTAAAAGAACATCAACTTAAGAAATTAATTGAAACTCGTATCAACGACTTTAATATTGAGGATATTGCAACTAAGTTAGAATCAATAGAATGTACTGGTGCTGATTTAAAGTATTTGGTTAAAAAAATATTAACTAAATACGGATATGAAGATATTAAAGTTTTATTTTTAGGTTATGATGAGCAAACAAAAGACCTTCGATATATTGCCTATACGGAAGGTCCTGTATTTTTTTATAAAACAAAATCTGAAGTTACTGCTGATGACAGACCTTGTTTAACAATATATGACGTTAAAGTTTATCAACAAATTTAAAACTTACCCCAACCAGAATGTAACATCATTCTTATTTGAGCATCACCAATTTTTTTCAAATATAATAATATCTTTTTTATTTTCCTGATATAACTTTTTTCAAAGAATCTATTTTAAAGTTAAGGTTTTCTTTTTCCATATAGAAAACTCTACATTGGTCTCTTAAGTATTCTTTTTCGTCTTTTATTGTTATGTACTCGTAATGTAAACTTTCGTATTTTTTCTTCAAAGACTCATGTTCTTTATATTTTAGGTCAAATAATTCTTTGTACTTAGGTGTACAACTATAAAACCCTAAAAATATGATTAGATAATAAATTTTTTTCATAATTATAAATATTTAAGTTTTTACACAAATTAAAATTCCGGCACCACCATTTGATATTTTATACCCAGAATTTCTATTATCCATAACCCAACCATAATCTTTAAATCTAAAAATAATAACTTCTTTGTCTTCAAACCAACCATGTATCGCATTAGTCGCATAATCTATGTGTAGATTTTTAATCAATTGTTGTTTCCAAGGAGCTCTGAACTCCTCTATTAATTCGTCAGGTAAAATTTGTATGAACATATTAATTTTGTCCGATTTTATTTAAATATTCCCTATAGTTTCTTTGATTTGTTAAGTTAGACAAATTTTCGTGTATTAACTTAATGTAGTTTTCAGTATTTAATCTTCTTTTTTTATACTGAGAAGTTAATACCTCAATTGATTTTATTGTTTCTTTAATTTCAGCTGTATTAACTGAACCAGCCTCGTATTTTTTATTTTCCATATTTTATATTTTTAATAAGTTAAAAGTTGAATTAAAGCGTATGATAGTTTATAACCAGTAAATGCCCCTAAAGCGGATGGTACTGGGAATACTATAAGTTGTCCTAAATCAGTTACATATTTAGGTCTGTTTACTATTTTACCCATAAACATGTAATAAGATAAGTAACCAACTAAAACGGCTATATCTATTTTTAATGCTATAAATACAACAAGTGTTGCACCTATGAAACCAAAAGTAAAATTGTCTCTGATGCCTTCCCATATTTCTTGTGGTGTAGCTTCATTCCATTCTTTAATTATTTTTTGGTATTTTGCTCTTCTTTTTGACATAATTTAATTACTTAAAGGTGCTGATATTTTAGGGTGTGATTGATAGTTTTCTAATTTAAAAGTTAGTTCATTATCTAAAGAATTTATAATATCATCAATATCTAATAGATGCCAATTTTCGTTACCTGAATTAATATTTAGTTTAGGTAGTGGATAAGGTTCCCTTGTTCTTCTAGGAATACTGTAATCGTCAATAACATAATGACAATAACTATCAATGTGTTTTGTAATACCAAAAGCGGTTTCAGGATTAAAGTCAGGTTTTTTTTCAGATAAAAATTCTAATCTTTCTCCAACTGAATAATCTCTACCAATCTGTTCCTTAGCTTGTTCAACATGATTTGAATATAAATGTACATCACCTAAATTACCAATCAATTCATCAGGAATCATGTTGACTGCTTTAGCGATTATCTCTAATAACAATCCATAAGAAGCAATGTTGAATGGTAAACCTAAGAATGTATCTACTGAACGTTGATTCCACATTAATGAGATTGCTCTACTAGGTATTCCAAAACC